TGATGCAACAAAGAGTGATGGCATAGATGCTGAGACAATTAGCCAGTCATTAACAAACATCGAATCAACCAATGAGAAATGGTATGGCTTCTTATTTACAAAGGAAGTTCGTGAAGATGTTGTGATCAACGCTGAAGATGCGGTTGTGGCTGCATCGAATTGGGCAGAATCAAGAATCAAGGTCTTTGGAAATACCACAAATGATATTGATACCCTTGATAGTGTTTCAACTGGTGATATTGCCAGTGTGCTTAAAGGCAATAATCTTAGACGCACAATGACAACATACAGTTCATTTATTGATCTTTATCCTTCTGCTTCAATGCTTGGTCGTGCATTTACTGTTAATTTCAATCAGCCAAATTCAACGCTGACATTGAAATTTAAACAGGCTCCAACCATTACAACCGAGGATCTCAACAGCAATCAGAAGTCTGTGCTTGATTCTAAAAAGGCAAATGCTCTGATTGATGTGGGTGGATCTTCAATGTTTGCTGAATCCTTTATGGCTTCTGGTGTTTTCTTTGATGAGGTACATGGGGTTGATTGGTTACAAGATGCAATCCAGACCAATGTATTTGGTTATCTTCTTACACGACCTACCAAGGTTCCTTACACTGATAAAGGTGTTGCTGCTGTTGAGCAACAGGTCACAAAAGCACTTGATGAAGGTGTAAGAAATGGCTTGCTTGCTCCTGGTGAGACTATTGATGGTGAGTTCTTGGAGAATGGCTATAAGATTGTGACCATTCCAGTTGCTGATATCAACCAAAGCGATAAAGAAGCGCGTCATTATCCAGGGCTTTCATTTACTGCCCTTGGTGCTGGTGCTATCCACAGTGTGCAAATTGATGGCATCTTTGAGAGGTAAGCATGAAAGAATATAGCTTTTTAAATACAATTGTATTGATCAATGGTTTTGAAATTACTGGATGGGCTGAAGGGGATGATGTTATCCAAATTGAACGCCTTGCTGATTCTGCTGCCCATTCAATTGGGGCAGATGGTGAAATGACTGTTTCGCTTAGTGCTGACCGCTCTGGTATTTTCAGAATGAATCTGCAGCAATCATCTGAAAGTAATGCGCAGCTTGCAGCTCTTTTGGCTGCGCAGGAGAGTGGATCATTTGTACCAATCTTCGCGCAGTTTAAAGACACTGGTGGGAATGACTTGGCCAGTGGCACACAGGGTTACATTCCGCGCCTTGCTAATCTGGCGCGTGGCACTGGTGTAAACTCTCAAGAGTGGACGGTGATAGTTGAACGCCTAGATATGTTACTTGGTGGTTCTGGCAATATCTAATTAAAACAATCATCTATGGGGGATGACTATGAGCTGTAAAGAGGAAACAAGAGCCATTGGCGAGCATAATGTTTATTGCCGCCAATGGTCTGCTGAAAAGGCTATTGTAACAAAGTTTAAAATTGCTAAGATTTTTGGTGCGTCTTTCGCATCATTAGCAACAGCACTAACGAGTAAAAATGCTGAATCTGAAGTTGGTAATGCTATTTCGACTTTATTTGATAAAAATGATCCTAAACAGATTTATAAATTTATCAGGACGATTGTTGAATCTGCAACTATAGATTCAGAGCGGATCACAGATAAAAACTTTGATGAGCTTTTCCGTGATGATCTTGGCTTATTTTATAAGATATTCGGGTTTGTTCTGGAGGTGAACTATTCCGATTTTTTCGGCGGAAAGTTGGGCAAGTCTATCAAAGCAAAGATGGATTTGATCCAGAAAAACTCGGAAGATGGCTTGAAAGATACTGCCCAAACATAGATCTTTATTTGCATGCTCCAGCTTGTACCAATCCCCCACTCTGCACACTTGTAGAGTTACAGGATGGTACTTACAGCATAAATGATTTATCTTTATTCCATGAATTTTTGACCCTGAGGCAATATAAGTAATGGCAACAATTGATGAACTGATTGTGGAGCTATTTCAGGATGGCCTCGGTAGCACAATTGATCTCGCAAAGAAATTTGTTGGAACAGTCGTTGCTGGTGCTGCTGCTATTACTGCTTTCGTTGTTGCAACCTCTGCTGCCACTGATGAGCAGGGGAAGATGGCTGATCAAATTGGCATATCTGTTGAAGATCTTGATGCCTGGCAACATGCGGCAACCCTTGCTGGTGGTTCTGCTGATGGCATGGCTAATTCATTGGAGCAGCTATCTATTCGCGCTTCAGAAGCCTCTAGGGGTACCGGGTCAGGTGTGGAAGCATTTGGATTGCTGGGTGTTTCAGCTCTTGACGCACAGGGCAATCTAAAAGACACAACCCAATTGATGCTTGAAGTATCTGAGGCAATGGTTGGGATGGATCGTGCCAAGCAGATTGAACTTGCTGATAAGTTAGGGCTTAAAGATTCTATCAGATTGTTGCAAGCTGGGCCTTCGGCTATCCGCGGGATGATAGCCGAAACAAAAGAGCTTGGTGTTGTCACAGATAAGGATGCCCAAATCTCTGCTGAGTTTAATGATGCTCTTGCAGATAAGATGCAAATCATGAAACAGGTAGCACGTATAATAAACCGTGAACTTGCCCCATTTCTTACAAAACAACTCAAATTGACAAAAGAATGGTGGAAAGCTAATCGTGCTTTAATAGAACAAAAACTACCTGAGTGGATTGAAAAAGGTGTTAAGATTTTAAAGCTACTCGCTATTGTTGCAAGTGCATTTATAGCTTTACGGCTTGTTACAACTATCTTCTCACTTATAAAAGCATTTAGAGCCTTTAGAATCTCAGTGATGTTAGCAAATGCTGCTGTTGCAACCTTGCCCATTTTAATTGCTGTTGCTGCTGCTGCTATTCTTTTGCTCGCTCAAGATGCTAAAGTCTTTTTTGAAGGTGGTGAATCAGCCATAGGCAGACTAATTGAACGTTTCCCTGAGTGGGAAGGTACCATAATCGCTATTGCTGCGGCACTTGCCACAGTATGGGATATGCTCGGCATGGTTGTTGAGGGGTGGAAAGAAATATTCAATATCATTTCTAATCTCTCTGTAGATGGAATTAAACAATTTGGAAGCGATATTGTTTCTATTTTCAAATTAGTTGTATCAGATATAAGCAATATGTTTTCTGAAATGTTTAGTTCAATTCTAAGTTTCGGAAAGGAAAAGTTATCTGGCCTTGGTGATTTGATAAAAGATAAGCTTTCTATCATTCCTTTCTCTGATAAAATATTTGGAGATGAGGGTGGTAATGGGACATTGTTGAATGGATTCAATGAAACAAGTATGCCAAGTCAAGCAACAACTACACAAAACAACTCAACAAGTTCAAATTCAACAAGTAGTATTGGGCAAGTTACGATAAATGTTGATGGCTCAAATTCTCCTGGCGAGGTGGCAAAAGAAATACAAGCAAAACTGCAAGAAGCCTCTCAAAATGTGTCTAGTGCGGTGTCTCTATAATGGCTTTAGAAAACTTATTTGTAAGAGTTAAAAAAACTATAGGTGGTGTTGTCATTGACGGTGTGATTTCTGAGATTCATGACCGTAAATGGAGGACAACAGATCACCCTGTTGAGTTTGGTGCTGACATAACAGACCACACAATAATTGAGCCAAGATTATTAACTATCAATGGTGAGATAACTGACACCCCTTTAGGTGGTGCTGCATTTTCCGCCATCATTGATAGTGTTAGCAGGTTTGGGACATCTACAACAGAAGGTGGAACAAGATCACAGCAAGGGTATCTGGCACTTGTTGCTTTGGCTGATTTAAGAGAAACAATAAGTGTGCAGACCAGATTGGTGTTATATGAAAATATGATTATCACAGGAATACAAGTTGGCCAGAATAAAGACACATCCAGGACTGTTAAATTTGCAATGACATTGAAGGAAATCTTTATAGTAGAAAGTGAAGTTACAGAATTGCCAGCAGAACAATTAGAGGCTGGGAAAACACAAGACCAAGCCACAAGTACAAAAAACAGCGGCAAGGTGGAAGGTGAAGAAATTGACCCAGATTCAGCAAAAGGAAAATCTGTCTTATTGCAAGGTGTTGATTTTATGGGGGGTATATTCTAATGATTGAAATACCCTTAACCTCTGATGCTTCACAGAAATTTTCTATAAACCTAAATGATGTATTATACAGCATGCGTGTGGCATATAACAGCCGCATGGGTCAATGGACTCTTGATGTGGAAAGTTCAGACTTTACAACTTATGGTACAGCTTTGGTTGGTGGTGTTGATCTGTTTAAACAACATCCTGGTCCATTGAATAATGTTATAATTGCTAACATCACAGGCTTGAATATTGACCCAACCCGTGATGGTTTGGGTACTGATTTTGTTTTGGTTGTTTTGTCTGATTCTGATTTAGAGGTTGTTGTATAATGGCTATCCAGTACGGGAGAGAATACTTATTATCAATCAATGACAACGAGCAGATAAGAGTTTTGTCTGAATTAAAAATTCAATTTGAAATTACTAAGTCTTTACGTGGCTACCCCAATACTGCCAAATTTGTTATATATAACACATCAAAAGAAACTGAAGCATTGTTGCAAAATGATGAAGTAAAATTAACTCTTAATGCTGGATACAAAAACAATATAAAATTATTATTTACTGGTCAACTTAGAAATATAACCCAGGGAAGACAAGGTGCAGACAGAATAATTACTATTTATGCTGCTGATGGTAGGAAGGATTGGGAAACAGCATTTTATAATAAAACTTTAAGTGACACAGTAGATGTCGAATCTGTTGTTAAGGACATTGCAAAAACATTTACTGCAACTCCAGTTGGTGAACTTTTAGGATTAACTAAACCAGCTGATAAACTCATGGGCCAAACATTGAGTGGCTCTTCTAAAGATATGATGGACCAATTATCAGAAGATTATGGTTTTCAGTGGTCTATTCAAGATGGTGAGTTTGTCACTGTTCCAAATGATGATGCGATTGGCAAAGATGATGTAATTTTAATTACTCCCTCCACTGGGATGCTTGGCACTCCGACAATCACCAGGGAAGGAGCAACAGTAAAAACATTATTAAATGGTGATATTACTCCAAACAGATTGATTAAAATAGAATCTGAAGGAACGGTTGTTTCATTTGGCAATTTATTTTTTGAGAATATAAAAGAGACTTCAGCACAGGGTATTTATAAAGTGTACGAATTAATTCACAAAGGTGATACCAGAGGTCAGGAGTGGTCAACAGAATCCAAGGGGTTTGCATTCAATGGGTGATCAAGAAAAAAATGTCACACCAAGCTTCAGTTCTGTAATAAATCAAGCGATTGATAACAGGAACAAAGACCTCCATACTGCTATGCCCGGTATAATTGTTTCTTTTGATCCATCAAATCAATTGGCAAAAGTACAGCCCGCAATCAAGAGAATGTTTAATACTGGTGATAAAGACAAAGAGATACTTGTTCCAACAAGCCTGCCTATACTGATTAATATTCCTGTTTTATTTCCTCAAGGTGGTGGGTTTTCCCTTACATTCCCAATTGCACCAGGAGATGAATGCTTGCTTCTTATTTGTGAAAGAAGCATTGATAACTGGCATGAATTTGGTGGAGTGCAGGAGCCTCAAGCTTGGAG